TGCAGCAGTAAATAACTGACCAGTAGTTGCTACATCATACTTTGCATGAACAATAGCGTGAAACCCTACATCTGATGAGTTATATGATGCGCCATCAGCAAGATGGATATATCCGACCCAATCACTACACCACATAGTATTAATGTCCAAATTATAGTTTACTGGTGCATTCCATAGGCCACCAGTAAATCCAGTGGTATGCGTAGTAATAAGTACGTTATCTAAATATATTGACCATGTCGATGCTCCATCCCACTCAATGGCATATACATGAATATCTGCCATATTAAAATTATTGATGCGTGATGATTTGTAACTCGATCCAATACGACTGATTAGATGATCGTGATTTGATGACGCATCCTTATAAATATGGATATCGCCAAGTGTCCATAGTGGATCACTGCCAACCGTTTGTGATTTGCCAATAGACATGATGAATTGTTTTGCATTAGCATCAACATTGCAACGAGCAATAGCAACAAACGATCGGTTTGGATATGCGTAATCAAAAATGATATCTTCTGTGCCGTTATAGGTAATGCCAGCATCTGGAGAAAACGCTAATAATGGATATTGAAGCGTATATCCTCCAAATGTATTACCACTATACGAAATATATGGCAAGAAATCCTGAAGCAAAGATGGCGATTGAGAATCAGTTGTTGAGTAACAAGTACGCATATCTTTGGTACCAGACATGTCATAGTCTGACCAAAATGTATATTTTGCGGGAATTGCGCCAGTAGTCGTTAACCAAAGATATTGTTTATTGACTGCTGCATCCCATGCAGTAATGATAAAGTTCGTATTCAATGCCTTTTGAATACCATTGCGAATTGAAATCTCTGTCATTACAGCACCTTAACTAGCCGTAACAGGCGACGTTTATACTTTGACTTCATATACCGCTCAAGGAATGCAAACATGTAATACTCACTACGCCAGCCATTCCGTAGATGATATATCTTTTGAATCTTGCTTAAGTGTACAAGACCGGAATATGATGCAGGATTTGCTAGCATGAACATATTAGCCTGACGTAGAATCACCCATTTTGTGTAGAGCAACTCTGATGGCGTTTGCACACTCCCGACATTATTCTTGTCATATGCAATCCATCCTCTACCGCGCTCCCAGTGATCCTTTTGTTTTACCTTGCCGTTTTTGAGTACACGTCTTTTTACTGGTCGCTCAGGCGGATAAACCTTGATCCAGTTTTCACCAGTAACCGCAAGATCATACATGATGTCTTGAATTAATCGACGTACTTTCTCGCCATACGTGTCGCCACTTTTGGTAGATTGAATCATACGACCAAGTAATTTTGATGTGGTAATTTTCATTCCTGACATAATTACCTCAACACAATATAACAGCGACAATACGGATGTGCCGGTGGCGGTGTACCCCATGTATCTTGTGTAGTGTCATGATATGACTTACACGTTGGGCAAACCATTTCATCTTCCTGTGTTTGCCAGTATGATTTTGCGTCAACACCAATGCTTTGCAGATACTTTTCAATCTGCATCATAATCATTGCAGACATGTTGGTGTATTCGGTAATCGTGATGATTTCTGCACGACGACTACCAAATGCAACATCGAGTACTGCATCAGTCAGCGGTGATCCTGCGCCAACAATCGTTGAAAGATAACGCCGTGTCGTATCTTCGAGTTGTGCCTTGCGCTTATCTAGGTACGCAGTCCACTCTGGCGCAAGCATGACTGCCAGCTCAGATGGATCAATGCCAATACCACGCTGTTTGATTTGCTGTTGTATTTCATTTGAGTACAAGTTTGAAATCGTCATATTGAGTGCTTTGGCCACAAGCGTTGCAACCATTGATGCGTATTTATTGACATCAATAGGCAATCCATCTTTCATTAACTCACGCTTTGCTTGTGCCATTGACTTCTCAATGATGTCAAACAACTCACGCTCATCTGCTTCGTAACCAGTACCAGCAACACGCTTCATGCTATCAAAGAGCAGGTTTACATCGTCAGCACACTTTATACTGGCAAGTTGCTCACGGATGATAACTTGTTCATCGTATGGGATGAGATCAGATGCAAACTTTACGTTTGGGCTTTTGCCCATCTTCAGTTGCTTCAATGATTTCACACGCCATTTGGCCAGATCGTAATTCTTCTGTGCTGGCATCACCGTATCAGTTGGCGCAACCTCTGGCGTTTTTGGAGCCGTTGCGTCAATAATTTCCTCTGGCGTATCAAACTTATCGTCAATGTTCATGGGAGCTTCTTGAATCGGCCCAAAGCCCATGATGTCGCGCGCTTCATTGACAGTCAGGATTGGCGATCCAGTCAGCTGAATAACACCCTGCGCTTTGTCAATCTCATTGCGCTGATAGGTTTCTAGCTTATTGGGCACTGGCACCAGTCGCAAGTTGTACTTGGAGAAATACTGGTCATTAAGCGCATTACAGATAAGCAATGTTTCTGGATAAACAGTGTTCTCATAGAATCCAAGACGATCAACCTGCGCTGTTGCATAGGTGGCCGCATTACTCATTACCAAACTATGCGGTACGCCGAGGGCAGTAAGCACATCGGTACGGCTTTGTTCGGTGAGATCGGGATTGACGGTATCTTTTAGCGTGTCGCCAATGACGACTGGCTTCACATCGGCTCGAATGCCAACAGATTGCCATGCGTTCTTTACTCCACTAATAAATCGCTTCCACCACGCTTCAAGCTTTTCGATTTCAGCCTGTTGCGTTGCGCCAGAAACTGTGAGCAGTGTTGCTTTAATTGCACCACGCTTCCAAAAGTTTTCAAGGAATGTGTCGAGGAAATAGAGTGTTGATGCGGCACGCATCGCTGTTTCTGCATCCGCAGTGCCTGGTCCGATCTCGGTATCAACTGAATCAGTCCAGAAGTAAATAACTTCATCAAGGCTGAGTTGATACGTCTTTTCATTCATTGTGCGATAGAAGCCAGTAAGGCCTTTGGTTTGATCAATCATTGGGCGCATCGTCAATGGCATGAGGGATCGCATCCGTTTGGAAATGCCAAAGCGATTCTTTTCAATAAGCAGATACGCATGGCCGTAAATGCACATATTGAGTTCCACTTTTTTAAGCAGTGGTCGCAACGTGTGCATCAACTCAATTGCTTCTGGAGAATGGGATATATCCTCAGTGCCACGAATAATCTGATAGGGAAATGATGCAACGCTATTTGCTCGCAACTGAATTGCGGCTTTCATCACTGGTACAAACTTGTACGCATTCTGCACACTAATTGGATTACTATCATCTGGCTTTCCCTCAAGAATGCGCCAGTATGATGCTGGAAATGCCTCAATTGGAATTGACTTTATTCCCATAGTAGTAACTTTCCTCCAAATCCAATCATTGGCATTGCGCCACTAACACTATCAACATAGTCATCATGCTTCCCTGTAGGGAATGCACATACTTCATCAAGAAATTCATCAACCCATGGGCCATCGACTATCAGAATCTTACCACTTTCTGCTCTACTTGCCCACGCCATTGCACGTTGAATCTTATCATGTTTGACATCCATTGAGTAAATTGGAATATGCGATATCTCTGGTATTCGCATCAATTCCTGCATAGCCGCAATTCCATGAATTGCTTTTTCAATGTAGTGTGCCGTAAATGGCTCATTCAGCATAGTACGAATCATAAGCTTCTGTACATCTGGCCATTCTGCACGTACATGGATGCCATCTCGCAGATAGATGTTCCCATTGCTATCCATACCAACTGCGACTGATGCAGTATAGTCTGCATTCGATCGCACACTCGCTGCAAGATCCCAGTACCGAATCCAATTGACTTCTGGCACATATCGAGTAATCGTAAACCAGTCACGCTTGAACATTGACCCACTTGGGTCAATAAACTCGCCGTCAATTTCCTGTGCTTGCCAATCACTCGTATATGATTCCATTAGCGTTTCGACAAAATCCTCTGGTAAGAATGGATTCTCTCGTGAGCTTGACTTGATTATTTCATACTTACTACCTGAAGTAAATCGTTTGTAGACCCAATTTGATTTTCCTTTTGGCGTAGTAACTGCCCATCCTTTTGATGGGCGTTCACGAATACGGCCAATCATAATGCGCCAGATAAGCTCTTGAAGCATCGCAGCTTCATCAAGCATAAACCAGCCGATGTTTGGTCCACGGAGTTTGTCAGGATCTTCTCCAGATCGAAACATAACGGTGCGATCGCCAAGCAATGTGGCGATGCGTAGCTTCTTCTCATAGTTTTTGAGAATTCTGGCTTCTTCTGCCAGCTCCAAAAACGTCTTGAGCGTAGTATCTTCCAGCATGGTATAGGTAGGTGCCACGATCATTCCTGATGTGCCCGCATCCTGCCGAAAGGCTTCTATTGTTCCAGCACGAGTTTTGCCAGAGCCTACGCCACCAACAAAGAGTCTAAACTTTGCCTGACTCATCCAGAAGCGGCGTTGAGGCTCCGTCATCGTTGAGTGCTTGATTACTTGTAAGTTTGCCGATGCCGAGGTCAATGATGTAATCCTCTGTCTTATCGTGTTCGATTATTTTGCGACCATAACTATGGGGATAACGTCGTTCAAGCTTCCATGCAGCTGCCTGCCATACTCCATCAGCAGCTGCTTGTTCAATGCGTGCAAGCCAGCGTATTGCAGCCTTTCCCTCTGCAACCATAATTGCTTCATCAAACTCAGGATAATTGCGTCGCCAATCCTTGAATGTAGATTCACCAATTCCTGCGGCCTGCGCTGCAAGTCGATATGTGGTGCCAAGCTCAATTGCCTGGCAGATGATGTCTACTCGATCTTTGGTATATTTATCGTTCACGACGATTCCCCTTTATTGTATATCCTCGTGATGTTAATTCATCAGTAAGCGCGGTATATTCGGAATGCGAATCTACCTCTACTAATACTATATATCTTTTTTTCTGTTCAAAATCAACTGGCGCACGTTGCGTAGGAAGATGTGCTGATTCATTCGTTAGCAAATTGTTGAGTGAGCTATCAAAGGATTTCATATCAGAAATCAAATCCTCAAATTTCTCTTTATCAATTTGTGCGAGTGATCCGATTGGATCAAACGATGCGAGAATCTTTTTTTCTTCATCTTCACTCAACTCAACGTGTGTAACAGGAATAAGCGATACGCCATTCTTTAGTGCCATCTGCACACGAAGATGGCCATCAATAATATGACCAGTCACATCGTTGACAATCACTGATTGCACAAATCCCACATCATTCAGAATAGAATGCAACACACCTTGCTGGCGATATCCATGAATGCGGTAATTCGCAGGATTTGCGAGCAGTGATTCTGGATCTTCTTGTGTGTGTTTGATGATACGGATATTATACATCATCACTCCATAGTGTTTGTTGTGACTGTGTATTACGTTGCACACTCTCCCAGTAAGCAATGCGCTTTTCTGCAATAGATACATATTCTGCATTAATGTCTATGCCAATAAACTGTGCATCTTCAAATGTACATGCACATCCTGTTGATCCTGATCCCATAAACGGATCAAGTACGGTACCGCCATTTGGCGTAACTAACCGTATCAGATACCGCATAAGTTCAATTGGCTTTACTGTTGGATGGAAATTAGCACGTTTCGGAATTGTTCGATCATCAATATGATTCTTTGGATTGCTCATATCACGACCATCATGATTATGCCAGTGCTTTTCTTTAACTTCCATTCCATCTAGACCAGCTTCACGCTCATTGCGTGACGCTTTTGCAACATAGTAATATCGTGCAGTAGTTCCTAAATCATCTGCAATGTAATCATCAATCAATACATTTGATGGCCATCGACCAACTACTGTTGTTTGCGTTGGCTTTGATTTCCAGTTATCATCATGCATTACTCCAAGCGATGACATACTACGGTTTGTGATGACATCGTCACCAACACGACATGTATCAATATTGATTCCACCAACGCCATGATGCGTCATATTTTCTGCAACCGTATAAATCATTGGTTTGCGGGCCAAGACAATAGGCTCATGTGCTGGTTTTAACGCAGTTCCCCACCCATCAAACGATTTTGCCTCATCGGTTGCATTCAGTGTTACATCAATCTGTATTTTCTTGCTGTTCTGTAATGGAATGCCAAGACGGGCAGATGATGTATCAATTCCAGTTTTCTTGATTGGATTGCCATGCTCATCAACTGCTGTTTGTCGCTCTGCCTCAATGCGTTGTACAAATTCATCCCACTCATTAGTGAGTTGCAAACGCTCTTTGAGGATTTGATAATCATTCAGATTTGGAATACGTGCGCCAGTAAAATCTTGTCGCTCCCAATGCTGGCATCCATTCTTATATCCAAACCATGCATCTACTTCTGCGCGTGATAATCCAAGTTTTTCACGTTGACTACGAATATGACGACCGAGTGCAAATCGATCGTCATACTTTTTGCCATTTGCCTTATCAAGTGCTTTTGAGATGTTATGATTTTTGGGAAATCCAGATCCGTAAATCCACATCAGCGAATCTCGAATCTCAAATCCTGCATCCTCAATTGCACAAGCAAGTCGATGATAGGTACGTGGCGCACCAAATGCTAACAGATGTCCACCTGGTTTTAAGACACGCAAGCATTCTTTCCACACATCAATTGAAAATGCAACGCCAGTGTTATCCCACTTCTTGTCCATAAAGCTAAGTTCATATGGCGGATCGCATACTATGCTATCAATACTAGTATCGGCTATGGTTCGTAGTACTTCTCGATTATCTCCGCAGTGCAGTGTGTAGTTTATCACTATTACCCCACATACTTATCTAGCCTGACTGATGCGCGATGTGTTTCCTTATTTCTAAGAATATCTAATAAATCATTACTTTCTACATAGTGCCATGTGCTAGTTGGTGTATAGAAGTATGATGCGTCAAAACGATGTTGCGTGCCATTACTAAGCCTAATATTGATAGCTAGAATTAAAGGCTCTTTATGATATACATAGTCTGTGTCAATGACATTGAGCCACTTAGCAAGTTCATCTTCAGTATGGTCAGCATAGAGCCAATGTGTATCTAAATTCCAGGTACCCTGCTTGCCTGATGTTGTAGCAAATCCACAAACAATTTTAGTTGATTGATCAAATTTGAGTAGATAATGGCATAGCGCAATTAGTGCATTGTACCTCATCACTTTGCCTTTCGAATAAGTGCTACTAAATCAGTCACATACGCATTAATATCAGGATCGGGACTCTTTGCTGGCCAGATATTAAATGCCATGCGATACAGATAGTTGATATCCTTGATCTTCTGCCACACCAGATCGGCA